TAGATTATCGTAATCTGTGTCCGACTCGTTTCCTGTACTAACATTAGACAGTGTGGTCGGTATCTTGGTTGCTTCCGTTGCTTTTCTCGCTTTATCTATCTCTGAGTTCGTAACATCCTTAACAGGTTTGTTCTGAATGTTATAAACATTATAGGCATCCTCTATAAAGGTGATGCCCCTTTCATCGCCAAAAGCAGCAATCTTTGCTAACTCTTCTTGACCTAAACCTGGATTCTTTTCAATGAAATCACTCATCATAGCATCCATAGCACCATTATACTCTGTCTCAGCTTTCTTCGCTTCTTCAGCTTGGAACCTCTGATCGATCATATCTTGTGCTTTTTTAGCAGCCATAAACTCAATGTACTCTTTCTGCTTTGCAGGGTCGTATTCATCAAACTCAGGGATTGCCTCTGGTTCCTCTTCAGGTTCCATTGACTCCTTTAGTTCTTCGACCATTTTACGCAAATCACCAAGTTCATTGGTTTGTCTGCCATTTAGGCTTTGTAGATTAGCATAAGACTTATCCCTTTCTTCAGCAAACTTCAAAAGGTCATCAACGGAATCAAATTGATTCTCGCCTATCTGTAGCTTTTGCTCTGCTGTTTCTGGGGTCTCGGTTGATTCTGCTTCAACCTCTGTCTCGTTATTGGTCGGGGATTCTTCTACGTTAGAGTCGCTATACTCTTCACCAGACATTTCCTTTTCCTCATCAATATATTGAAACTTAGATTCACTCATTATTGCATTACTCCTTCTCCACCTTTTGGTGGGGGTTTTTGTTGTTGTTGTTGTTGCGACTGGACTTGAGCTTGGCGCTCTTGCTCAAATTTCTCCAGTATCTCATCGGATGCTTCCATGTCGGATAGTTCAACGAAAAGTGGGAATAAACTAGCGTACCCATTTCGTACTAATTCCCCAACTTGGTTAGCCATTAACGCTCTCATCGTTGGAGTATTTTGACCCTGGTCTAAGACCACATCAAACTCCATTGTTGAGAAGTTGTCCAAAAATTGGCTGATGATCTGATTGACTTCTGCCTGTTCTTCAGGTTCCACCTTATCAAATTCAGCTCCTATAATTCTTTGTATCTTATCTACAGAATAATACTGTTGCATATTAGACACTGCCATTTCTAATGTATTCTTTTTACAAGTGTCTAAGTTCTCCATTTGTTCCATTAAGGTATTCATACCTTGACGAATCCTAGTTTGAGCTGCAAGTCCCGATTCTGTAGAACTGGTTGCTATACCCATCATTGGATCTGTCGCACCACTGATTTCTTTCGCATCAAAGTCGCTTCTCTGTTCAAACGAAGCAATCGTTGGTACAAGTGCTGTGTGCTGATTAGACCATTGACTCATAAAATCAGATATTCTACCTTTGAATCCAGGTATACCTATCCATTCTCCATTCGCTGAAGCTCTATTCATTTGGTCTGCAGTAACCTTATTACCTGTGAAGATACCACCACCCTTTGGAGAACGATTAATAATATCTAAGGCTTGTGACCTACGCTTATTCTTTTCTCTTTGAGGGTCTTTTAAATTTTCAACCATTCCAAATGTTTCTACATTATCACCAGAGTCTTCAAACGTATAAAAGAACGGTATTAATGGAAACTGATTATGTTTATATGGATTTGGTGTTTTTTCCTGTAAGACTCTTGCACCTGCAAATACAGTTACATAGGTCTTCGGAACACTCTTAGACACCACATTTAATTCTACAGGAGCAACTTCCATCTCAGGTCTTTCCATAATACTTCTAATTGCTTCATTGGCTTTACGTTTGGTCTTAAAACCTTCCTGAGAAAACCTTCCTGTTTGTGGATTCACTAAATAAAATTCTTTTTCATACTCTCTTTCCCATAACTCTATAATGCGAATCTTCTTGCGATGCGCATCCATGTTGTAGGCTTCCATGCTTTTAAAACCGTAGTTAGGGTCTACATTCTTATATTTATCACCTAGCTGTATACCAGTTAAGGATTCTTCACCAATTAATGACTCTTGTATATCTTCAGCATTCTTTACATCTCTCAGTGCATCTGGAAACATATTTTTAGCTTTAGAAATAGAGATTAACTTGGTTCTTGCTAGTCTACCCCATTGTGAACAATCAGGAGTGGTCGCTTCTGGATCCATTAGTACATTCATCCAAGACTCTCTTCTGATGCTAATCTTACTATCAAAGTATTCGCCTGCTTCTACAGATAAGTCTACCCATCCTCTACCTGTAATTACACCGTCCTTAAAGACACGACTAAATACATTGTTTAACGATTGATTGTTTTCTAAATGATATAAAAGAGAAGTAATTAGTTTCGCTTCATTATCATCATTCATTTCTACAGGTCTGGCACGGTATGATGTTCTACCTTGTCTTTCAATACCAGTCACTAAGTTTACTTTCGGAAGAATAATATTCAGCTGAAGAGGAGGACGGCCTTCAGCTCTTAGTTTTGATATGTCGGAACTATCCCATTGTCCAGTTCCGTACCCACCTGTATAAAAATACATAGATTCTTTTGCCGCTTGCATAAATGTCCTATTGCCGCTCTGCATTGCTTGATATACTTCATGTAAATATGCTAAATCGCTCATGTACCCATCCAACTTGTTGTGCGTTTAAAGAAACTCGGTGTTCGATAGGAACTCTTGCGTTTCGGTTTATTTGAACCTTCTACCGCATGGACTAAATATCTAACACAGTCCATTGCGTGGTCATTCTTTTTCACAGGCTCTTCTGGTGCGCTTTTCTGGCTATGCCCATGCTTTAATTCTTTCCACTTGTAATCCATTATTTCGTCTAAAAGAAACCCCATATTTCTTACATCAAAGAACTTTAATTGACAGTGACCATTCTTATCGGTTGCCAAATAGCGTGCTACCCGATCAAATCCTGCTCTTTTATCATTGTTAGCCCTTTCCCACTCAATACCATATTCTTCCCACTCATCAGCAATAGAGTGACCGTCCCTCTCTGTTCTATTGATTGAGGGGTCAGCAATAAACTCATAGTCCACGCCTGTCTCTAATCTATCTTCTACCATTGGAACTACTTCATCTATGCGCATTTCTGAGCCATAAATAATATCATAAATAAAAATATTCTTCTCATCGTCTACTGCTGCAAATAAAATGCAGGTCGGGTTTTTATAACCATAGTCGTATACCACATATCTATTCCACCACTTGGGCATTTCAAAGTGGTTAACAACATGAATCTTTTCGTCAAACATCGGATAAACCAAACCTGCAAAATCGTCCCAACTACAATAGACATAACGATTAACCCACATATCAGGCATCGATAATAAATGTTTAATATAATCTGCAGGTAAGTGTGGATTATCACTATACACCTTTACTTCTTCATCGGTCTCTGGCGCAGGCGCATCGGGTGTCCAAGTCCTGGTCTCTATCAACCGATAGTCCCCTTTTGTAACATTTTGTTTCTCTTTATGTTGTTTAAACTTTTTCCATACCCAATCATGTCCTGCAGGGTTACACGTATGAAAACTGCAACGCATTACACCTTTCTTCCTTAATTGACCTGCTGCAGCAATAAATGTACTCTCTGTAATCTCTTCTAACTGGTCAAAAGCATACCAACCTAGATTCATTGACTTAATACGCTGTATCGAGTCTCTAGAGTCGTCCAAAGCCATATACACAATCCTTGAGCCATTCTTAAAGATAATCTCTCTATCTTGAGACCTGTGCTTGGAAACAAAACCACCTGCTAAGTCCAGTAGTTGAATTAGTGTTGATTTCTTGAACGCATCGAGTACCTTACGTCCCATTAAGCCTAAGTTATTCTCGTAAGCTGCACTTTGTTGGATTGCTTCCATGCACATGGCCTCAGTTTTACCTGTACCTAAACTTCCTGCTAATAAATGATGTTTAGACCACCCAGTATATAGATGATACTCCTGCTGATGAGGTAACGGATCGGTCGGTGTCCCATCAGGGAACTTATAGGTTACTAAGATGTCATCATTCATGCTATGTTCTTATATAACTCTTTCCAATTTATTGGCAAACTACCGTCCGTTTCTAACTTAAATATTTTAATTGCCACATCGACAATTTCCTTAGATTCTACTTGATCTAGTCCGTATAAGTCACGCAATATGTCCAGTAAGAAGTCCCTGGGAGACAAATACTGTATATCACCTTTATCATTTACACCGTACGGATAATACTTCATTTTACGTTTTTAATCATTTTTGCACGGTCTTTAGGTGTAATCCCTGCGACCATTACATTAACCTGTGTGTTTGTATTGTGCATTCTGTCCCTATATTTGTGGGGGTCTAAGGACTTTAACTGGAAAATCCTTTCTGTCGTGTTCTTCGGCTCTGCTGCTTGTTCATACGATAACTTTTCAAGACCATCTAACCTTTCTTGGTTAAATGATTTACGGAGGACATCCACTGCTTGTGCAAACTGGGGGTCTTTCTTCATCGCATATTGAACACTACCGTAGTAATACCCCATCTTATTTGCCGCTATTGAAGGAAATCCGTGACAATCTACCATTGTCTTTAAGAAAGCATCTTTCTTGTCTTCTGTAAAGCGTACCTTTTTACCTGTGTCGATCTGTAAGGTGTTTAAGAAATTGGCATAGTATTCGTTGTCATGCAGGTTCTTTACCGCCTTTTTGACAGCCGACTTCTCCATTTCCTTCGTAGATTTTTTACGGTGTGCATCTTTCAAATCGTCTGGAATATATGATGGAAATAACATGAAATAAAATAGTTAATTCTTTATATTGTTTAATTTAAGAAAAAAATGTTTTGCTCTGAAATATGTACAGAGACTAACATATATACCCCTCGCCTCGCACAATGTCGGGTATGGGGGGGGTGGTCTGCCGTCCTGAAATCACCGTCCCACCTTGCAAACACCTTATAATTATTTAAATCAATTCTATTCCTGCCGTCCCTTTTAACTTCAATTATAGCTGCACTTATCCTGGATCATGTCAATTAATGCTTTATAGTCTCTTCCCTCGGCTTGTGATAGTCTCTATATATATAATTTCAAATAGTTCATTGCATTGCTTTGATTCGTTGGTAAGTTTAGTAGTCAACAATGACAAACAAATCATACGCTTGAGGAGGCAATATGAAATATTCAATTAGAGAAGTAATTCGTTTATTAAGAGAGATAGACTCTCTATTAGATTCTGAAATATTTTACAATTCAGAGTGGGAAGAGTACGACGATAAACAACTAAAAACAGAGGGTATAGCATCGCAAGAGGAATTATTAACTGCTTTAGACGAAGCAATGACACACTTAAGCGATATAGCACCTTATGAAAAAGAAACTCTTTTAAGGGGGAAAAAATAGGATGAAGGATATAAAAAAACCTACCTTTAGTATATCTTTATCAGATGAGGAAAGCGCACAAGGTTATCAGTTATATGATATTTCTTATGAGGGTAAAATAGTTGGCACCCATTCAATGCATCAACTAAAAAAATATATAGATATATCTGAGGTAGAAAAAGAAGGTATTGTTCAATATGATATAAAATATCTATCTACTTTATTAAATCACTTAACCAACGGAGGCAAATAGAAATGCGAAAACCTACAATATATGAAATAAAGAGATTGACCAAAGAAAAAGCACCATATTTCTTCAGTAAAGACACTATGAAGTTTTTTAATCAAACCTTAAGAGACTTTAAAGTGGAGAGCCTGAAAGATGGCAGATTTAAAATATCTGCTGATAGTTTCGGAGAGAATGAAACAATCAGATTTTTTAACCCAATTACAAACGATTTAGAAACTAAATAGAGGAGATTAACAACAATGAAGAAAATAATCACATTAAAAGCAAATGATTCAGTCTTTGAACATTCAGAGAAACCAAAGGAACTAAAAAGCCTATTAAATGAAATTGAATTTCAAGCTATAGAAATTCGTTTAGGCAGCTTATACAATCCAAAGCCAAAAAGTAAATATAAACTAGGGATGCAATATAAAATTATCATTAAGAGGAATGGCAAAGAAATAGATTTTGATTTTACAGAGTCTATTAATTCCA